AATACGATGTAGGCAAGCGCATCATCTGCGTGAAAGTCTTCGAGTTTGGTATACAACGTAAATAAAGCGTAATGTACTTGTACGAAGTCTCTTTCGGGTTCAAACGGTTTTTTGTTAGTCATGCACGATCTCTCCTTCGATTTATAAGTCGTTAATTTAACAAAAACGAAAGCCCTAGCGATTGCCAGGGCGTTCTTTACTATACATAGCGAGTAACTCGTTTAATTTATCGGTCCGTGCGTATTGCCAAAACTTGCGAAGTGTATTTTCGTTGAGGCCAGCGCAAATGTATCGCTCACCATGCGTTCGTAAAAAGTCGTGTAGATTCGTTGAATAGCAGTAGTAAAATTCCATATCGATCATCCTCCGTTTACTTATCGTCATATTTCACCGCCATAGACTAGCGCCAGTAACTTCGATCGTATTGTTTTCTTCGATATTGCAACACGATGGCTATGAAACCACTCGCTTATCTTCTCCGCTGCTTCATCGACATTAACATATAGATCCACGCTGTCCATCGCTTGTAGCTCCCGCAAATCGTACCCGTAGTGATTAAGTTGTATGTGGTACGTTTCTGCCTCCGCTTTACTTATCCGCAATTTGACCTACCTCCGTTTATTTAACGCAAAATAAAAAGACGCCTTCTGGCGCCTGTATACGTTATGCTATAAGGAATATTAAAGGCCAACTCAAATCGGTATTTCTCAACTATCCTGATACAATATTTTCATAATTATGCTTAATTTCGCAATCTTTCTAATAGATTCTTTATTTTTCTTCTTATCCCTCGGATTTCCTCGTCAATTTCTTCAAGCCTTTCATTCAATTGCTGTTTCTCATCTTCATACTCTTGCCTCCATTCAAGGTAATCTTCGTCATCGTGTTTAAACTGTATATCATCCTCATGGCCTTTAGCGAGGCCTCCCGTAAAGTTGTTGTTATATATCTTATATTCGGGCTCTGCGTAATGCACCTCGAGCGCATCTAGTTCCTCTAATATATCGTGACGTAACGTTTTCAGCGTTCGCAACTCATACTTTAAGTCCTCGATTAGCTCGACTTGGCAACGTAGCTTCCCTCGTGCTTTGAACGACTTAGCCTTGTTATAAATACCTCCGAGCGCACTTATCGCGTACGTCTCGTATATCTCCCTTTCGTAAGGATCTGCGGCAAAGTATATCGTTACATAATCGATGGCATCACGGTAGGCGCTCGGAATATTGAAGTGATTCGATAGGCGGCTTATTAAATTCTTCGACTGCCCAACGTATAAGCAACGGTTATCCTTATCGTATAACGAATAAACACCTCCACATTTAACCGAAAGTAGCTCGCGATAGTCGCCAAACTCCGCTTTCTTAAACGTTATCTTATCGTCCGGTAACGTTACTTGTATCGCCACCTACACCAACTCCCTCGTATAGATTGTACGTTTTAATAGGCTGCGTCTTCGTAAACTCCCGATACTTCTCGCGCCTCTCCTTATTTCGCGACCTAACGTTTTCATCCATGTACATGTTTTCATTGTCGGAGCGCTCCCTGCGCTTGTTATCCCCGTATAACCTTCCGTCGCTTCCGTACGTCGCCGTTGCATCCATCGATACCTCTTTTATACCCGATTCGTAGCGTCGCTGGTGAACACCGTTTTGCCTTCTCGCGAGCTGTAATTCGCTCAGAAACGGGTACTCGATCTGCCTCGTCTTCCACGATGTCGGGTCGAACAGCTCCTCGTACAGACACAAGTCAGCTAATCGCTCGACCGCCTTCGCATCATTCTTCCCACCCGGACTCAATACGTGCTCCTCCGCTAGTCTTTCGATAGCCTCCATACGCTGTTGCCTGTCGCTCATCTCCTCGTCGCCAGCACGTATGAGGCGTTGTATTTCGGTAATCTTTTCGTGTATCGTCATCCTCGCTCCTCCTCCGCTGTATGTCGGCGCACAACGCGCCCTCTACTTATACATCGTAAGCTGGGCGCGGTTTTTGGCACTTTGGACGTAAAAAAGAGCGTTAGCATAAGCGCCAACACTCGCGTACTACTATTCCGTATCCACCTCGCCACTACCTCCGCATGTGCCACACGTCGGCTCCTCGTATGTCCCGTTGTCTAGCGTCCGCACTGTCGTACCGTACCCGTCACATGTCGTGCAGGATTGCGTTGTCATGTCGATCGCCCCTTTCGCTACTCTCGTTATAGCATATGCGATAAGGGCTCACGTATTGCCTGGGCGAAGTAAATGAACGCAAAAAAGACGCGCCACACGCTATGGCACGCCGAGAATCTTATACGTAACGTAATAGTAGGCGATGATTGCTACGATGAGCATGACGCCCGCCCACGGGAATCGAGGCGAATTCATACGCGACCTCCTTTCGATCACTTAGCCTCTTTAGTTTCCGCAATTAGTCGTGTTATTTCGTATACCAAATTCTGCATGCTTGTGCCTCCTTTCGTTACAAAATGCGGGTTCTGTTAAAAAGTTAATTCTGATGGTTTCAGCTTCTCCCAAACATCATTTAATGCTTCCAGAAGCAAATGCTCTGGAACAACTTCTAAGATTTTAGCTTTTTGCGCTTCTCGTCTACCGTCCCAATTTAAAGCTCTCCAACCATAATCATTAGTTAATGATGCTCCTAAGTACACAGGCTTTCTTTTTCCTTTGGCAATAAACCCAACATCCTCAACCTTTAATCCACTACCCATGAACAATATCCTTATGTCGTATTTATTTCCATCTGCATCTTTTTTAAGGATGTTCCAAGATTTCATGCAAACACCTCACTTTACGAATGAATTAAAATCCGTATTTTTTCTTTTGGTACTCCTCCAACGCCTTAATCGCTTCATTGATCTCTTTCGTTTGTTTCTCATAGCATTTGTATCTCGCTGATGTTGCAGGGCAATTCTCCATTCCTTCTTCCAGTTCGTTTCGCTCAACCTTTAATGTACTAATTGCGTATGAAACACCTGACATTTATCATCACCTCATTTTTAACTGAATTCGGATTTGGTTTTATTTTTCTTCATAATCCTCTGCATCTGCCTCTTCTAATCCACATTCTTTACAAAATGAATTTCCACAGCAAGGGCATTGTATAAACCAACCATTACACACAGGACACTTATCCATACTTTAAACCTCCTACAGATTCGGATATTGGTCTTACTTCTCCCAAAGATAATCTAAAAACCCCATATAATCATTCAAGAATCTATCATTCATACCATCTAATTCTTTTGGTATTAAGCCGAATTCCTCTTCACTTTCTTTGATGTATTCTCTATATGTTTGAGTATTTTGAGAATCTGGTTCAATATCACAAATACGCGTATCTAAATCTTCTTTAGTTATCAGCATTAAATCCCTCTTTCCTACAAAATCAAGTTTCTATCTTACTCTCCGATCGTCACCGTATAGCCCTCGCCTCGACGCGCCCACGCTTCATAAATACGGGCCACCTTCGTATGCACAGCGCCCAGCAATCGACTCACTCGATACTGCGCCACGCCCATCGATGCGCCTGCGTCCACTTGCGTCATATCCTCGATGTAGACTAGGCGGAGTGCAGCTCGTTCCATGTCGCTGAGGCCTGCGCGTTCGATTGCCGTTTCGAGGTCGGTCATAATAATTACCGCATCGTAATCGCCTGCGTATTTACGGGATTCGATCGCGTGGTAGTCCGCTAGGAGTAGCGAAATTCCCAGCGGGTTATCTAACGCGATGTACTGCGCTTCTAGGCGTCGTTCTCCTTCGTGTAGGTCGCGTTTCACAGAGCCCATTAGTCGGTCGCCTCCGTTCGGTCCAGACGTTTTTCTGCGGGAATGACGAGGTGTAACTTTTCCGCGAGAACCCATACGCCATTCGCTTCGAATCGTGCGCCGATTCTAACAAGACCGACCGCTCCGTCTGATTCGATTACAACGTTATGAGTCGCGCCGAACCCGTCTTCCTCTGCGCGAGTAACGATATCGCCTCGCTTATACTCGTTAACCTTCCGCCCGAGCTTCGCCCACCATCTACGTTGCTTCTCCGCTACGATTTCTTCTGGCGTGGCAAGTCGGACACTGTGCGGAGTGAAACAGATATCGATAGTAGGCGCATTGTATAGACTATCTAACGTTAAAGAAAAGCCCTCTCCGTGAATCCAATCGATTTTTCCGACGTATTCTTTGTATATAAATGTGCCCACGACCCAATCACCGACTTTGAACGCAGGCTCCTCGATGAGGTCGTAGCGGTAGCCCCTCACGTCACACTCGACTGGGTTGTTAGAGTTGGCGTATTTTAAACGATCGGCAATGATAACAAGCGTTACGGCATCATTTTCAAATTTATCCCCGTCTTTATACACGCCTTGCTCCATCCCTACGAGAATCTCGCCTCTCGTTAACCCCTTCGTTTTCCGTTCCATATTATCGCTCTCCCTTCGCCTCGTGGCGGTTATTAGCCCTCTTTTCCTCCCGCAACATAGCCCACTGGCACCAGTAGTCTCGTTCCTTGCGTACTACCTCCGTGTGCTCCACGCCGTAGTCGTACAACGCGCATGAGATGTCATGACGTAGTGACTCCGGAATTTGTACGCCCAGCTTCGTGTTAATCAGATATTCCAGGTGATTCGTGTACGCTCCGATTGATGCGATCATACTAGCGCTCCCCTTTCGTTATACCATATCGTATATGCTAGCGCACAAAAAGACGCCCGCTCAGTAATTCCAAACGATTGCAATAGCGGCGAGCCATCCGATAATGAACGCTGCGTCCTCTATCGCGTCTTGATACTTCGTCTGCTTCCATTCGCAGATTGCGTGTGCTATTTCGCTGCAGGCGAGCGGCATTAGCGTGATAAATGCGATTGCTCCCATAAAACTCATCGCGTTTCCTCCTTCCGACAGGCGCATTCGCTGTCTGATACGTGTATATATCGCCCACAGTTCGGGCACGGTTCGAAGCAGTTGGCGTTGCCTTTTCGTTCAACCACAGCGTTCAGCTCCTTCGATAACTTGTCGTAGTAACTCAGCGACGAATTCATCCGACATAGATTCGGAGTCGTACGTTAGCTTCCCGTCGTTGTCTATGAACAAATCGAACTGTCCGAATCCTTCACGGCAAGCCCATTCGATGCGCATGCCGCCTTTATTGCGGTCCCACGGTCCCCAAAACGATACGTGTGTCGCAATTTTCATTCGATGCTCCACTCCTCTCCCACTTCGATTTTCATATCGCCGAAATCCGTTACGAAATGGTATTGCATGGCGACGTCTGTACGAGAGGGAATCGTGTTTCCTGTGCGTACTCGCCACTTATCTACGCTATCGAGGTGCTTTCGAATCTCTACGAATATATCGTGCGGGACAAATACGACTGTCGGCGATGTAGCGTTAGCGGTATAATAAGCGAGCGCCATGTCGTTAATGTGGGCGTTAATCTTTTCAATCGAGGCTGACGTTGGATAAGCGTAAAATGCCTCTATTTTATCGAAGACATCGCTCATTCGCCATCTCGCCAGTACTCGTGTACTTCGTAATCAAGCGTGGTCGTCTGCTGGCGGCACGATGCCATTACTGCGAGGATCAAAGCGTAGAGGCGCTCGTCGTTGCCGTCGATCCAGTTGCGTACGTTGTCATCGCTCATGCTTACGATTTCTTCGAGCACGCGATACGGGCGGGGCACCTCCCCTGCGTTTGTTAAATCGGATTTGATATCATCTATGGATGCGTTTACGTGCTGTGGAATGTTATACGTTTTCAGTATCGTCATAGTATCAACTCGCTCCTTTCGGTTGCTTTATCGAGGCGTCGTGCGCCTTCTAACTATACATCGAAGGCTGAACGGCGTTTTTGACACGTATGCGGTAAAAAATTTCAGGCGAAAATAAAAAAGAACGCATCGATTGATACGTCCCGTTTCGAGATGATATTAATATTTAGTCAACACGGCGGAGCCGCACCGTCTTTCTTTGTCGCTATATCGCTGTCCTCGGCGTCGTCAGGTCCGAGAGCAGTACCGTAAGTACCCCGCTATACTACGTACGTATGTACACAGATCGGGTCGAGATTAACCTTCGAAGCCCATTGCGTCAAGCAGCGCGTGCATCTTCGTCTTCGTGTTCGTGGATAACCATTCGCGAAAGATATCGGAAGTGTGAACGTCGGCGGAGAACAGTAGGGCGATGATTTCGAAAGCGTCGTCCTCCATGCTTTTGATATCCGCCAATTCTACGAGGATCTCCTTTGGTACAACAACCTCATTATAAGCCTTCTGTTCCATGAAACATTACCCCTCTCGTCGTTTTTCTCAGCGCATTTCTCCCTTCCTGTTGACATTTTAATATCACCTCGATATCATTATACTACATAGTATCAAGGGTGTACACCTAAATATTACAAAAAAAGGAGGCAGATATTATGCCGCACAGAAGAGAGAAAGTATCATTTCCATTGTACCTCGATAAACAAACGCTACAATTGATTGAAAATTACCAACATAAGCACTATTTACGCCTTACTTCCCGCAATGCAGCTTTAGTGGAATTAATAATGAGAGGGCTTACGGAAGCGATGATTACCGATAACAATAGGTTTGACAAATTAATGAACTTATACGAGGAAAAAGAAAACGAGGTAGAAACAAAAGAAAAAGACGACGAATAGATCGCCGCCTCAGTCTTCAAACATATCGTCGATAAACGATCGCAGATTCTTTGTATCTTTTTTCAACCAGTCTTTCGTCAATGAATGCCGGTCATTCTCGTCTATTTCTCGAAAAGCATCTACCGGATTTGTATACCCATTTTCGCGAAGTTCTTCCGCTGAGCCTTGCACGCCTTTAGGCGGTCTCTTTCCGAACATAGTATCCGCTCCTTATTATAACATATATTTAAAATGCATGTATTAATTTTGTTAATCCAGTTATTACCATACCGACTGTTACGATAAGTACCTCGGCTCCTCCCGTTACTGGGAATAGTTTCGGGTCTGGCATCGCGTCCGCTTTCGGAACGCTAATCGGTTCCCCGTTTATTTTAACGATAGGCGTTGCAGTATGTTGTAAGCGCTGCACATCCGCTTGAAGCTGCGTCACTTGCTCCGACTGTAGCCGATACGCCTCCGATAAGTCGGTTAGGTTTCGTTGCATGTCGGTCGTCTTGCGAATAAGAAAATCAATTTCGAGGTGCATCTGCCACGCCATCCATGCGAGTAAGGCTAGCGCGGCCAGCAACGCAAGTACCAGGCGAGTGTGACGGGACGGCTTGCGACGCTTGTGCTCCCGCTTCATTTCGCCACCGCCTCGCTTTGAAATGTAAACTCTCGACCGCCCTTTACGTGTTTCTTCATCGAGCTGTAGAGGGCGAAACTAGGACGGTCGTTTGTCGCAATGGCCATATCGATAAGCACGTCGAGCTCGCGCTCGTTGACAGTACGTTCGTCTTCCGCTGGAATCAGTTCGGACAATAGCTCTTGCTCCTCTTCGCCGTACTCCGGAATAAATACACGAGCGAGTTGCGCACGCTCTCCGGAATCGCCAGTGCCGAGAAGTATTTGCGTAACGTATCCGACTTTATAAATAGCGCCACCGTCTATATCCCAATCGACAGGGACCTTCGCCCATTCCCCTATTTTAACAGCGTTCTCCATGTCGCGGTTCCTCCTCACGATCGAATTGTCGAAAACTTTTCTTAAATTTATATTGCATATCGTTTATGCTGTAACGTATAATAGACACATAAGTAAACGAGTAAACGACAAAGGGAGTTGTTTGAAATGACAGTTGCAAACCGTAAATATGACGAGCTTAAAACGAAGGTACGCCCAAGATTAAACAAAATACTCGCTTCAAAACGAATGGTGCAACGTGATCTCGAAAAACGTAGCGGCGTGACACAGGCATCGATTAGTCGTTTCGATAAATCTAGCCGTTTCGAAATCGCCCACCTTATCGCAATCAAAGAAGCCTTAGGCTTGAACAGCATCGACGAGTTGTTCGAAATCGAGGCGTAACATGCTGCGCCGGTATAATAGAGTAACCACCTACCCGTGAGACAATCGGTTATATGCCGAGGAAACCTCACGGGTTTTTATATGTCGGGATTACAGGCACGACACCGGCAAAGATGATACTGTCAGCGAAAGTCTGGACTCGGGTCGATTCGTTGCTTCTCGATGCCCAGCGCCTCCATTACGTCGTCTAATTGTGAGTACAGATGTGCGATATCCCAATCGTTGTACAGTTCATAGTCAACGTCGAACGTATCGAAGTGCAGCTCGGTCGGCTTCGTTAGATTCTCCTCGCTGATTACATCCGTCTTCATGGCCCGTGAGAGGCGTGCGCCTGGGTCAGCGTTTATACGGACGATCGTAAACCCGTTGGCAACGCACCAATCGTATTCGTTAGGCTGGCGTAGGTCGTCAATTACGATGTGCCTACCGAAATACATATCGACGAATCGAGCGTTAACCCTCGCATCCACTCGCTTTACCCACACATCAGGATCACGCTCTCGTAGCGTCTGTCCCCACCAAACGTAGTCCGAGACGGGCTTCGGATTCGGAGGGACGTCAGGGAACATTTCGTGGAACGTGCGCTTGAGATCGGCGCCGAACGATTCCCTTTCGAAATTGTAGTACGTTGATAGGTACGAGGATGCCTCGGACTTTCCCGCCCGAAGCCCTCCACAAATGGCCACCCGTTTCCTCATTCGCTCCCCTCCATCGCTTCTATTTTCGCTCGCAGCGCCTCGACTTCGACCGCTAGCGTACGCACAGCGTCGTGTACGCTCGTTTTCTGTCCGCCAGGTAGTTCGTACTCACCGTCGGTTACAAAGCGTATCTGACGTCCAGCACGCGCCTTAATGAGTCCGGAGTGGTAAACATCCTCAACGGTGTGGTCGACGCCGCCGATGCGAATTGTGCTGCCGGTTGTAACGTTGGTCATATCGATTCCTCCTCGATTCGGATATTTCGAATAGCCTTGCCGAGATGCTCGCCTACAGGGACGCTCACAGCGTTTCCGAATTGCTTACGGGCCTGCGTGTCGGATACTACTATTTCGAATGAGTCGTCGAAGCCTTGGAGGCGTGCGTACTCTCTCGGCGTGGCCCTACGTACGTGCTTGCCGTCGAATAGCTTCAGCTCCCGGTGTCCGCCTGCGCTAGTGTGTAGCGTTGGGGAGATACCTTTTATCGAATAAATTCGCTTCATGATTTGTAGCCAGTTCGTGTGGAACTCGCCGACTTGTATAAGCGTGTTAGGTGAGCGAGTATGGTCCGTATTGTGCAACGTGTAAGGATATCGATCTTTATCGTATAGATACTTTTCATCTACGTTAGTCTCTACGACATCCTCTAGTACCTTCGACTCGATATCCGGTTCATTTAGGAATTCGAATTCTACACCGAAAGGGACGCCGACCATAAGGAACCGCAATCTATTCTGCGCTAGGCCAAAGTCTTTCGAGTTGTACTGGCGAATGTGTAAGTTGTACCCGAACTCGTTGAACCAATACCGGATAACCGGCTCCGCTTCTTGTACCCCGTCGACATTCTCAGCGAGTAGAACCTTCGGCAATGACCGGCCGGCTTCCCTACGCTCTTTCAGCATCCGCATGACCTGGAAGAAAGTTCCGCTTCCTTTCCCTTCGAGCATCTTACGCTCTCCTATACGGGCCTTCGATACATCCACGCAAGGGAATCCGAATGACCACATGTCTGCATCGAGGATATCCTCGCCCCTCTGTTCAGTTACATCCGCAACCTGTGCGACAGGTTCAACGTTGTGG